AATTTCGGTACAAAAAAGCCGGCAGTACAGCAGGAGATTTCCTGTTTTGTACCGCCGGTTTTTCTGTATAGTTATGCCTTATTTACACTTCCCGAAAATTATCCACGCTCACATACCCCGTGACATACTTCCCCGCCGGCTTTTTACCGCAGGAAGCCGCCGTAGTAGTAACACGATACCGTCCCAGCTTACAAGGCACGCCGTCGTAGATGTAGTACGTTCCGGCGGTCAGTCGGGCAGCGGGTGTGGTAGTAGTTTCGTTGGCGAACAGCGGTACATTGCTGCCGATGTGCACCGCCTGGCCTTTCTTCCAGGACTTCGCCTGCGCTGGCTTCGCTGTTGTTGCGGTCTGGGCGGCCTTGAACCCGTTCAGCCCTTTCTTGCGGATGACTGCCGGATAGTCCGTGTAGCACTCGTTCATGTCCACATTACCCCGAATGCCGCTCACCTTGCCTGTGCTGGACTTCTGCCAGATGCCGTACTGCCCGTGGTAGGTGGTCTTTTCCACGCCGTAGTGTGCCACCCAGACGGCGTACCGCGTCCGCAGTTCCTCAGTAAAGCAGCTCTCCAGGTGCGACTTGCTGGAATAGATCCCCACGAAATAGCCTGCCTTTTCTACCGTCTCCAGAAACGCTTTTGCAATGGCGGTGCAGGCGGTCTTTCCCTGGGCAAGCACCTTTTGTTCCTCAATGTCGAAGTAGATCGGGAACGCAAAGGTTTTGCCCTGGAGGAAGCTCAGGCAGACAGCAGCTTCCTGTCTGGCTTCTGCCGGGGTAGTGGCGTAGCTGTACCAATATGCGCCGCAGGGGATGCCCTGTGCCTTGCAGCCGGCGTAATTGCTTTCAAACTGCGTGTCTTTCTGCGATGCCTGCTTGCCGTAGCCCGCACGGAGAATGGCGAACTCCACACCGTCTGCCTTGACGTGCGACCAGTTCACGGTGCCTTGATGCTTCGATACATCGATTCCTTTCATACTCATTCACCTTTTCCTTTCGATTGTAACAGTTCGATTGCTTTCGTAATAACTGTCGGCAGCGGTACGCCCAGCAGCCCTGCATTCTCTGTGATCGACAGCAACTCGTTTGCGACAAATGCGATGCAGACCGCATCTCTGATGTACGATGTGCCAAGGGTAATATCCAGACGCACCGCCACCAGAACCAGCAGCAGGGAAACGCATTTCTTTGCCAGACCACGCCAGCCGATCTTGCTGGACAGCCTGCCGGTATCGGATTTCGGGGATTTGCCGCAGGCTGCTACAGCAAGTCCCGTGATATAGTCTATGCCCATAAACAGCAGCAGCGTGACCAGTGACGTGTCCCATCCGCCGAACAGCCATGCGACAAAGCTGCCGACAACTCCGACGACTGTGCAGATTGTTTCTTTCATAATTACCTCCTAGTCAATAAATCCAGTGATCGTAAAATATAATGTGGCACCAGCGGCGATTTTACTGCCAAGAGCATACACGCATACAAGGTTATCTCCGTTGTAGTTTTCTGCGGCAACATATGCCCCCACGCCAGACGATGACCGCCCTACACCGGAGCAGCCGACAATTTTGGAAAAGTCAAAGGTCGTTGAAGCGATGTACTGCGGTGCTGGATATGAGGTAGCAATATCGTTCTTTAGGACAACACTTCCGGTTATCGTGATCTGGTTGCCGTAGGTGCGATACTTGACAGTGCCGGATTTGGCATAGCCCTCTACGGTCATGGCTACCCAGCCGGAGTCGGTGAGGGTGGTGGCAGTGTTGACTACACCGTTGTTGTAGTACGTTGCCTCTTTATTCCCAGTAGGCGGTGCTGTTTGAAACGTAGTGGCATCGTGTTTTTCAAATATCCATCTGTTTGTATTTGCACCAGCGTAGGCTTGCTCAGCTAAGCACGTAAATTGCGTTGAATTCCATCTTACCTGTGTGTTATGCCATATCTCATACCGAACGCAGCTATCGGTGTAAACCGCAACAAATTTGAAATACGCATTAGCTAACCCGGTAGGCCTACTCGTAAAAATCTGCGCAAACTTGATCCACTCACAGGCTTTACCCGTTGAGCTGTTACGATAAGATACGCTAAACAGCCCAGCACCATTGTGCCCAGATGTAGCCAACAGCGTCATGGTGATCGTATCGTATCCGACAGTGTCCTCACAGTAGGCTACTCTTGCCCAAGTATACCCGGAGCCAGCAGTCGTGGTTGAGTTTTGCACATATCCGTACTTCATATGCCCAGCACTCAGAGCATTAGCCTTAACCGCCGTTCCGTCTTTGGCTAGGGCGTAGTTTGTATAGTTTCTACTGTCTAATAATGTAAAATCGTTTGTCCATCCAGAGGCTTTAGTTTGCTTTCCCCATTTCAAGTCAGCGGAAGCCGTTGTCGATTCGCTAAAAATGTACATACCATATAAATTTCCATCGCTATAACCATTTCGGTGTCTAACTGATATTAAATTATAAAATCTATCGATATCCGTGTTATGAAACATACCAACAAATGATCGCATCTCAGGAAGAGTACTCGTCATATTTGCACGTTTTTCAATTATCCCGCCAGCAACCGCCGTTCCGTCAGATGTATTTGCTTTATGCGTCCCGACCAATATATCTCGTTTATTGGTCTGCATATCAATATCGCCCGTCATCTTCCCACCAGCCAACGGCAGATACTTAGATCCGTCCGGTATCGTCGGCTTATTCGCCAGATCGTTATAACTTCCCGTAAACGCTACCGTTTTCAAATCCGCAAACCACTTGGCAATCCTGCCAACAATTACAGACAGCTTTTCACCTGTCTTGACATTCTCCCGGGCAGATGCTGCTGAAAATGCTACTGTAGTAGTGCTTGCATCTCCGGTCTTGTCCAGTTTACCGCTGATGTCCTGATGCTTTTGCAGTGCCGTGTCCGCCTTACCCAGACTTGCCTGCACACCGCTTGCAAGGTCGCTTTTGGGGATTCCGGCGGCGGGCTTGGTGTATGTTCCGTAGCCGGCATCGTTTTCCAGTTCGGATACCTTCTCCGGTACGGGAATATTGATAGCCTCATTTTCTGCCGCATTTGCGGAAAACGTCCCCACGCTCTTGCCGTTACGCTGCACAGACAGCACGCCGTCTCCTACAGTCGGGATGGCGGATTTGTCGGCTTTTTGAGCGAGTTCTTTGGTGATTGCCTGATTCTCCACCGGATTGGTACTTGTTTCGGACAGTTCCGTATCTACTTCCACGGCTCCGGACGGGATGTTTACAGTGATCTCCACGCCGTCCAGACCTGTCCAGTACAGTGTGTTCTTGTCGGTGTTGTCCTGCCGCAGTGCGACATTCTGTGACCGGTTGACGAGTTCCACCAGCCGTTTCAGTATTTTACTGCTGCCGTTGTACTGTATCTTCATGGTCACCCCTCCGATATGGTATAGATCACTTTCATGGTTTGGGCGGCGGTCTTGGTGACTGGAGAGGATAGGTTGTTGATGGTAGCGAGATAATTTGTCTGCATGTAAAATGTGCCGGCTTCCGGCGAACTGCTTCTGTATGGACTTCGAAAAAACATAATGGAATTGCCGATGATCGGTATGATTCGATATGTAGCGTTATATGCCCAAAGATTTGTGCGACAGTTTGTAATGGATACAGTATTTTTTTTTGTGTCAACAACAGCATAGTTTTGAGTATCGCTTCCCGATGCAAAAAGTTGTGGGAAATACAGAAATCCATTGCGTTCAAAAATTCCAACATCATGATAATTCGAACTGGTGTATTTTGATGGTATCTTTAGTTCTGTTACATCTCCAGCCGCAGTAATATTGATTTTATGTACAACAGATGCACCGAAATGATATAGATAATTGTTATATACATAGCAAAACTGGCTGTAGAGAGCTCCGCCTGTTGTATTGGCAACCACAATTTTTTCCAGCTTGAGTGTGTCCAGTGGAATGCGACACACTACAATATTGCTGCCGCTGGGTATATTGTAGTTAGAAACATTGTTTGCGACAATGTAAATTGCATTGCTGCTGCGATCATAATTCATAGCAAGATAGGAGATATAAATATTATCTATTGATAATTCTACCTTTTCAATCAATGGTCTGTAGTTGTACAGGTTGCGAAGCAGTGTAACACTTTTCAGCATTGCTTGTCTTTTGTATATGACTATCTTGTTGCAGAAACTTGTATTTTCCGGATTTGGCACAAATTCCAAAGAATACAGCACATCGTTTTTTTCATCGATTGCCAGTGTAAATTGTCCTTCATGTGCCATAAATCTGCTGCCGCCTAGACTGTAAAGTAGAGCTCCGGATTGATCGCTGCTGTTGGTAGTGTGATCTTCGGTTTCTCCGTAGCTGTCAAAGCCGCCCCATTTAGAAGTCAGACATACGCTTGCAATTTTGCCGTTGCCCTTGGAAGTAGGGAAATCGTATACATACTTCATAGTTTTTGCATCTAAGTCCAGCTTGGACTCTTCGCTGTTGTAGTCGCCCCGAAGCAGACTGCTGACGGTATTCTTAATGCCATATACGCCAGATGCCGTCAGACGCACACCTGGTGGGGCATAGTACTTAGACGCATCTTCTTCCAGTGCTGTGTCAAACAGCAAAATGCCGCCCAGCAGGGACGTGTACAGCGGCTGCCCGATGCTGCTGTACAGCACGCCGCAGTCTTTCATGTAGCCTTCCTGCTTGAAAATATCTGTCAGGGCATTGGTCACCATGTTGTGTTCCAGTACCTTCTCCTGTGATCCGGTGCGGACATCGGTTAAGATCAATTCTGTTTTTCCTTTCAGCATATGTCCTCCTTTTCCTTTATAGCGTGTAGTTGATAGCGAATTCTGTAACTGTTGCATTGCCAGACAGCCAAATCCGCAGGGCAATTGTTTTTGCTGCGGTCATGCCGGCATAGAGCACAACAAGGTCTGTTTGCAGGAAGTCAGCCATAGGCACCTGCTCCGTCCATGTGCTGCCATCGTAGCTGTACTGGACAGATACCAGACCAGTGTAGGTACATTCCAAAGAGGTAATACCAGTAATGCTGCTGTCTGTAAGGTCGGCTGTTTTGGCAATACAACTGGATATAGATTGATCTGACAGCTGATATACGCCGTCTGTAATGGTGATGTCGCTGTCATAAGTTCCTTTGCTGTCGGTAGTATTGATCAGGAATCTTGTATCTGCCAAAGAATTGGAGATTGCTTCGGAAATACTACGGAATGTGATCTGTGATGCACCCAGCGTTAGGGCAAAGTGGTCTGTGAATGTCTGTGCAGCCGGTGTCTGCCGGTTCTCTGTGACAACTGTTTGTTTGATGTGGAACGTCATGTCTGCTGGTTCAAGTGCAATTTGCTGCTCCAGATAATCTTCCACAGAAACCACACCGTCCCATGTGCCTTCTCCGGCAAGGAATGTGCCTTCCATGGTGGCGTTGAGTGCTTCTGCATCAATGGTGATCGTGCAGTCCTGGGTATAGAACCGCACGGAAAATTCCTCGGTGGTCGTGCCGGACACGGAAAAGTGGAAGAACAGGTGCAGGGTATGCACACCGTCCTGCAATGTCCACTGCGGTCGAACTCTGCCGATTTCTTCACTTCCCAGATAGTAGGCGGCAGTCAGGATGCCGTCCGTGCAGATGTACTGGTCATCTGTATCTGTTTCTGTGGTTTCTGCTTGCAGCTTGATTTCCGCAAAAAAATTGACCTGTGTGGTTTTCGTAGAAATAAATCGCAGACTGACAACTGTTTTCTGACTGTCGGTTCCCATGAAGATTCTGGCGGCGTTGGTGTAGTTGTAGTAGTGCATCTGCTGTGCATCGAGTGTACTGCTTAACCCGCTGAGAGCCTTGTCTTCGGCAGACTTCGCCCAGTCTATGGTTGGGTCGCTGCCATATCCGGCAATCTCATATTCCCCGTGATATGTCCACGTGTATGACATAATGCAGCCAATTGTATCATCAGGTGCAATGCCACCGGTAAACGCAATCACATCGCCTAGATCATAGGCGGGGTCTGCAAACATTGATGCGGTAAACGGCGTGTAATGCAGGGCATGGGCGGTGTCTGATGTCGCATCATCTCTGCTGTAGCTTGTCAGTGCATAGAGTATCGTTTGCAGGAGTTCCGTTTTCTTGGCAGGTAATCCGTATTGTAAAAATGGGTTGGTGCCTAAGTCCATATAGGTGCCGACCAGCTCCGGTACCTTACAGTACAACTGTTTTTCCTGCACTTTGTCATAGCAGATAATACGGTTGTATTCCGTTCGAAAGTCAGAGAACTTTGCTCCGGTCAGCCGGTGTTCGCTGGAAACCGTGTCTGTGGCTGCTGTGGAGAAACAGCGAAAGACCAGCTTTCCGCTGCGGTCAATGGTAGCAAATCCGCCGATCAGCTGTGCCAGATAGGAGATGATGTCACGGTAGGTGTCAATGTCGTTTTCCGGATACAGCACAAAATAGCTGTATGTACCATTAGGCAGTGCTTGTACGGCGGCTCTGGTCATGCCGAACTCTATGCCGCATAAGCTGCATGCCAGTGTTGCCATGTCATAGATACTGCCGGAAAATGCTTGTCCGTCATAGGTCTTATCCAGCTTGGACATGTTATCATAAGCAACGGTTTCCCAGCCGAACGCTGTTTTTTCCATGGTAGACATCGTGTAAGGTGTCAAGGGAATTTCTTCCCATGTGTTATCAGCCAGTCGTCTGGATATGTATGCCGTGATCACAGTGCCTTCCCGATAAGGATTCCAGCGAAACCATGCAGGCAGTCCTGTAAATGCCGCCGAAAGTTCGCCGACATATACACCTCCGATTTTCAGCGTACTGGAAGCAGTGCACTGATTGGCAACGCGAAAATTCAGGACGTTTTTATCCGTAAAGGACAGCACTGTGCCCCTGTTGTTGTCGATCGTGCCACGTATGCGGAACTGCTGTACCGGTTGTTTCATGGCTGCTTTGTATTTTTGAGATACCGCATACACGGCACAGCACCTCCTTTATCATATTTCTTCGATTGTGAAGCTGACATTCCATAAACCGTCTGTTCTGGCGGTGCGTTCAGAGCCACTTTCCAAAGATTTTTCAAAATCCCGAATCATGACTGTGCGGCTTTCTTTCGTATCGCCTTTCAGCTGCATCGTCAGTGTATCTTTGATGCTCAGGGCATACAATTGGTTTGCAAATGCAGAGCTGCACTGATAGCTTACGGATACGCTCAGCTTGTCATAGCGTGTGATGATCGTTGCAGTAGTTCCTGCTTCGGTTTCCTTGCTGTTCTCTACTACATCGTGGCTTTCTTTCCACTTCTGTGGATTCGGCAGCTGTACGCCGTTTAGGTTCAGGTATTTTCCCAGCATATTATCTTCCTCCGGAACGGTATTTCATTCGCTGCTCTTGTGTGACAACCGCCTGATAAATTTTACTGCCGTCCAGATAAATCGGTATGATCGTATCACCAGTGTCGCCGCTGTACTGTCCCGCTGCCAATGCAGAGCGTATCGCAGAGGATATGCCACTTGTGTCGATTGCCATGCTTTGTGTGCTGATCGGCACGCTTGGAGCTGCAATTGCCATTGTTCCGGCAAGTCCCTGCATGGCATTTGCCACAAGATACTGATTCTGTCGGATACCGTCTGCCAATCCCTGCATCATATCCGGCATCCACTTCTCATAATCTCGCAACGGTCCGATGTCCGGACGGGAAAAGTGGATATACTGCTTGATAATGTCAGCGACTTCGCCGGCTGCTTCGTGCACCTTGTGAATAAAGCTTTCGATGCCGCCGACAAATCCGTCAATGAGGTCGCTGCCCCACTGGAACGCCTTTGCAGGCAGTCCGGTGATATAACTCCATGCACTTTCAAAGCCGCTGTAAATGTGGTTATACACGCCTACAGCCGCAGATGCAGCACTGCTGACAATGTTGCTGAACTGGGTGGATACCGCACTGTACATGGAAGATGCACGGCTGGATACTGTGCTGTACGCATTTCCCATGGCATTGGAAATCGTGGATTTTACATTGTCCCACGTGGCAGATGTCTGTGACTTGATATTGCTCCATGTTGTGCTGACAGAATTTCGCAAGGTCAAAAATGATGCCGCACCAAATGTAACCAGATTGTTCCATGTACTTGACAGATACGTTTTCACACTTTCCCATGCAGATGCAGTGCTGGTGTAAATGGTCAGTCCGAAATTTGCCCAGAACGTAGAAAAGTTGTTCCAGAAAATCGCAGCCCCCTCAGAAATGTTTTCCCATGTCTGAGAAGCTTTTTCTTTGATCGTGTCCCATGTGTCAGACCAGAAAGTAGAAATGTTGTCCCAGGTGATTTGTGCATCTTCTGCAAGCGTGTTCCATGTGTCAGACAGCCATGTACTGATTGTATCCCAGTGTTTTACAACAGCAATCACCGCAGCGATGGCTGCCGCAATTGCCAGAATAATCAGCAACACCGGACCAAGTGAGATGTTAAGTGCAGTATTGGCTACGGATATGGCGGTAATGATCGGTGCAATTTTCGCCATAGCAACAATTAACCCAGCGAGTATTGCAACAAAAGCTTTCATGGAATCTGGCATTGCCCCAAAAATTGTTGCTAAAAATTTGACTGCCGTAGTTATTGGCGGAAGAACTGTATTCAATCCAGTCATAAGTGCTTCGCCAATGGGGACAAGTGCCTGATGCAGCGTGCGGAGATTTGCTTCCAGCATCTGTGCTGGGGTGGTAGACTGATTGTAAAAGTCTGTGGCTGCACCTGTGACATCTTTGTATGTATCCCCAACAGATGTCAGTGCGGTGATAAATTTCAGGCTGCCGTCTTCCGCCATTGTGCCAAACGCTGTTGTAGCAAGATTTAGCTTGTCTTGTTGTGTGGTGGCATTGCTAATATCGTTGACAATGCTGTCAATAACGTCCTTTTGTGTGCCGTTCCCATTCTTCCACGCTTCAAAAAACTGCTTGGTACGGTCAGAGTAGGAATCCAGGTTTCTTTCGATTGTGCCGTCTGCAATGCGGTTTGTAACCTCGTTGATTGCGTCATTGACCTTATCCAGATTGTATGCGCCATTGTCAAGGCCATTGTTCAGCAGCTGGAAATACTCACCTGCGGAATATCCTGCCTGTGCAAACTTCCCGGCATATTCAGACAGATTATCGCCTAGTTCATCCGTCTTGTCCAGGCCGTTCTGTGTGCCTTTTACCACGTAGTCAAGGGCTTCGGCTGATGTCAGACCAAACTGCTCCATTAGGCTGTTGACACCACGCATGGTTTCTGACAGGTCAATCCCATAGGATTCTTCCAGTGTGGTTCCGATCTCAGTCAGATGTGTGAGGTCTGCCTTGGACAGATCTTCAAAGTTCTTCTTAACTGTAATCACAGAATCTGCCACGGTGTCCATGCTGTCACCAACACCATTGCCATATACATCTTGGATAATGTCTGCTGTTTCTTCTGCTGCCGTTCCTGTTTCTCCAAAGTAGGATACCGCTTTTCTGGTGGCATTTTCCGTTTCATTGAATTCGTCCATAGACGCTTTACCAATTTCCACGATTTTATCTGCCACGCCGGACAGTTTTTCAGATGCGTCCATAAATGCACTGCTTTTCAGCGTTTCTCCAGCTTCGCCAATGCTTTCCTGCATCTTGTCTGCGGCATCGGCCATGTCCTGCATACTGTCTGCTGCCGGCTCTGCGGCATTATCCATTTCTGATATGCTTTGTGCAGCACGTTCTGCGGATTGCTCCACGTCACGCATATCTTCCGTAATTTCATCGACACCGCTGCCACTGTCCAGATTCCGCAGATCATCTTTCAGCTTTTCCAGAGATTTCGTTGTCTGAATAATTTCACGCTGCATGGCGTTTTGCTGATCTGTATTGTCTACACCTTTTGCCGCCTGCTCTTTCAGCTGTGCAAGAACTTCTTTTTGCTTTTCCAGCTTTTCTGCGGTTTGTTCTGTCATTTCACCCAGATACCGCTGTTTTTGTGCAATGAGTTCCATATTGCCGGGATCCAGTTTCAGCAGCTTGTTGACATCGTTCAGCTGTGACTGCGTAGATCGCAGGCTTTTTCCAATGTCAGACAACGATTTCATCAAACCAGATGCATCACCGTCCAGTTCAATTGTAATGCCACGAATCTTTTGATTTCCGTTTCCTGCCATGATTTCACCTCCTAAAAAGCATCAAAGTCTGCCTGCACCGCAAGGCTAGGATAATCGTAAGAATCGTTCAAGGATTCTATTATCATATCACTCACCATGCCGATGGTCAGCAGACTTAGATCTGTCATATGCAGTCCCATTTGCGTACACCGCAGGAGAAACAATGCGGTATTTATTTCTCGGTCAATGGGTCGTTCTTTTTTTTTACTTCTGAGGTGGACTTTGTGTTGATTCCCCACAGTTCCATGATCTGCGGCAGAATCTGCACCATGGACGTTACGCCAAACTGTGCAAGCCAATCCTCAATATTGTCCGGTGTATGTTCCTTGTCGGCATGATATGCCATGATATATGCCATGTTTTCCAATACTTCCGTATCCATGCTGCTGATGTCCAGCTGCTCTTGAATTTCCTCCACTTCCTGTTCGGCAAGTTCTTTCGGTTTTGCATTCGGTGCGATTTTCCGCATCAGACTGCCCATATCTGCAAATACGTCACGCCCGAAGTGGATACGATACAGACGGGGGATAGACGCATCTGCACGGAACAGTACCGGAATACCATCAATCATGATTTCCTTGGTCATGCCCTTATCAATTTTTACATTCATTCTGTCGTCTGTACCTCCGTGGTTGTGTCGGGCATGTATACTTTGCCAAACCAGCCATTGTATACGTCAGCAGTGGTTTCAGAACCGGAACGGCACTTTACCAATCCGTTCGGCAGCGGTGTTGCAGACAATTTCAGCGTATCTGTCTGCGGTGTCTTTGTGGCTTCTGTGGTCTTGCCTGCCACAGACGGACGGGAAGCACTGCAATTGTACAGCCAGTGTCGGATGTGCTTACGGTCGCCCTTGAACTGGAATCCAAGTGCAAACTCTTCCAGCTGTGCATCAGCATTCTCGATCAGCACGCCATTCTTGTCCTTGGTCTGATTCAGGATGTCTGTAGCAAATGACTCTGGAATCATTGCAATTTCCAGATCACCATCATAGCCGTTGTTGTTATTGATAACGAAATACACGCCGTCATCTGCGTAGAAGTTCTCCGGTTCGCCGTTGGCATCCATGGACAGGTTGACAGCACCCGGAATTTTGACCGGTGTTGCATAGGTGATTTCTCCTGCTTCGGTCACTGTCTTTTTGGCGTAGACAACGTTTTCCAAACCGTATTTCACTTTGTTTGGGGTATTGGTATTAGCCATTGATAATCAGCTCCGTTTCGTATGTGATTTCATACATCTTTTCCGATGCGATATAGGTTTCTTCCTTGGTGTACACAATGCCGTTCTGTTCCAGCACCTGTTCCACCATTGCTTCTGTTTGCAAGTCTTTTCTGTCGGTATACAAATCTATTTGCAGGGCAGTGATCTTCTGGTAAACGCTGTCGTCTGCAAGAAAATCATTCTGTTCCGGATAGTCAAACACGATCCACGGCAATTCCGGTACGTTTTCTTCGTCCCAGTGATGATAGGTGTACGGCAGACCAATTGCATCAAGCAAATCTTTGATAGATTCATAGGTCATGTGCCGTTCTCCAATCGCCGCTTTACGGTCTCTACAAATTCTTCAGTATACTCTGCTTCTGCCGGTCTGATATGCTCGATGCCGTCTACCATGCCGCCATTCCGCTTTGCGTGTCCGTATTCCAGCAGGTGAGCGATTTGCGGCTTGTTCTTGTTGTGGACAACTGCCGTCTTGATCAGACTGCCAGTTCCTCTGCGGTCTACCAGTTTGCACGTCCAGCCGTTTCGGTACGGTTTCCGCTTTGATCCGCCTTTCGGGGAACTTTTCCGCAGTGCCTTTGCACAGGCTTCGCCGGATTTTTCGGCTTCTTCGTTCAGCACCTTTACGGCATGATCGCCGTAGTCTGCCAGAATCTGTGCGATTTCATCAGCTACCTGTCCGTAGTTGACGCTGCCTTTCATATGGCTCATGGCTGCACACCGCCTTTCTTTTTGACATACAGTTCCAGTGTGTCGTTTTTCCCTTGGTACGTTCGGTATACGCTGTAGCGGCTGCCGTTGTACTCACAGACTGTTTCACCGGCATAGTCCGGTGCAAATACGGTGAACCGGTATTCCGGCTTAATACCGTTCCTGCCGGCTTCCAGCCACTCCATACCGGATACACTGGACACATTGCAGAATACTTGTCGCTTGGATTCGTCCTGCTGCTTTTGAATGCCGTCTGCACCCTTGGAGATACTCTGCCGGATCAAAATCAGTACATCACTGCGATCCACTCGAATCCCTCCAATCTGTGTATCCGGTAGCCATGGACAACTGTGCCTTTTGTTCATCGTAGGATGCTTTCAGTCGGTCGTAATCGTCCGGCTGTCCGAAATTCATCCGGCAGTAGGTGACAATGGCACGACTGACAAGATGGTCTGCTTCTTCGGTTTCTGATACACCGGCAATGCCCAAATCCAGCTTTGCCGCTGCGATCAGATCTAGGATTTCATCGTCAAACGCATCGGTGCAGACACGCAGTGACAACTTTGCCTTATCCAGCATTGCCATGGTGCATCACTCCTCATTCGCCAGTGGTTTTGAATGTTACCTTGACAAATGCCTTGGGATTTTCCAGACCGGCATCAAACAGGGAATAACCGCCAACGACAGTGTTGAACGTCTTTGATTCCTGCTGATTGGAGATGTACAGTTCCTCAAAGTTATTTGCAAGTAAGCTAGTTGGAACACCGACATAAGCGGTATTGTCCGCTACATTTTCATCGATCTTGACGGCTGCACCATAGATATAGCCTGCAATTTTAGGATCACCTGTCTGATCCGGCAGGAAGATCGGTCGCTTGTTTGCGTCCTGAATGCCAAACAAACCGTTCCACACGGTGTTGCTGTTGGCATAGACGCATCTTACGCCTTCTTCCTTTACCTTTGCCATAATACCACGAATTGCCGCATCATCGTATGCCTGATCGGTCAGCACATTGTCAGTATCAATGCCGTAGGTGGTGCTGTCCAGCTGTGTGATGCAACGCTTGTCCTTTGCATTACCAATACGCCGTGCCAGATGTTCTGCGATCCATGTTTCAAATGCAGCAATAGACTGCCATGTCATCTTTCTGGTGATGACCAGATGCTTTTTGATCTCTACGCCGTCCAAAGACAGCTGATCCCATGTGTCCTGTTCGTCATCGTTTGCCACGCCTTCGGCAGTTTCTTTGGCATCACCCTGTTTGATAGACTTGATTCGGGGAATTGCAAAACCGCTTGTCATGCCGGACTTGGTAGCATCGGAATAGATTGCAGTAGACGACTGTACCAGGTCAACAATGCGGTTCATGATCTCTGTCGGGACAGGTGCAGCAGTGTTTGCAGTAGTCATGGTATATGCCGCACGTTCCTGCTTGGTCATTTCGCCCAGCAGATGTACACCGTCACGCACAGCCATGTTTTTCAGCCATGCTGTGCGGTATTCCGGGCTGTTGCGATTGTAAGACTGCTCCGGCGTGCCGGTGCTGTCAGACGGGAACGATCTGGTGACGGTACCTTCTGCGCCTGCCGCAACACGACTTCTCAGCTGTGCCCGGCGCCGTGCCATGTCATGCCGCTGTGTACGCCGTGCTTCCAGTGCGTCTACCTCGCTTGTCAGTGCGTCAATGTCGGCGCTTTCGGATTCCATCTCAGTGCGGATCGCCGCAATACGCTGCTCTACGCCCTCAATAGTCAATGCTCTGATTTCTTCCGGTGTCATATCTCATACCTCCATAAGTCTTAGTTTGAGTTCCAGTTTCTTTCGTTTGCGTATGTGATCCAGTGCTTTTTTGCGCTCCGCCGCAATCTCTCTGATCAATCCGTCAGAGATACTGCGTGCACTGATCTGTGTGGCATCATTGGCAGGGATAGATACTGCACTGACATCGTACAGCTTTCGGATTTTTGTGATGGTTCGTGTCACTGTAACAGTGTTGTGTTCCTTGTCCTCCACATACTCCGATTTCTGTTCGCCTACTACAAATCCAAACGACATTTTTGTCGTGTAGCCACCCTTGATTTCTTCGTACAGCTGATTGCCGATGGTCGTACCAGACAGATCTGCCCGGAAATACAACCCGATGTTGTCCGGGTTGAGTTCCAGTGTCTTGTTTGACGTTCTGGCAAACACTCTGCCCCTGTGGTCATACTGCATGATCACGTCAGACATATCGCAATCATCAAATGCTCTGCTGTCGATCTGTTCATAGACCTTGTAGTCCCCAAAATCATACAGCAGATATGGTTGATTGAATGTTGTTGCATAGCCGTCTGCGATCATGCCGGAATCATTATCGGAATTGCTGCGTACAGAAAAACTCTGCATCAGCCGGTATTCCCGTCCGGCACTGAGCCGCTGCATCAGTTGTTCCATTTCCTGTTCTGTCATTGCTCCACCTCGTCTTTCTGGTTTTCTTCGGCATCTTCCAGTTCCTCTGTGCGTTTATATTCGCCACGAATGGTGCGGACATCGCCGCCTTCCACTGGCGATGCGTTGAATATCTCACGCACTTCATTGACAGAAAAGACACCTCTGTCCATCATCTGAGATGCCACTTTCAGTTTTTCTGTGGTGGACATATATTGCAGCCGGTTAGATGTCAGCATGATGCTGTTCCCGTTGGTGCGTTCCACAGGTGTGTAGACGCATTTCGTCATCACATCGGAAAACTGTATGGCAAACGGTTCTATGC